CAAGAGATTTAATTACTGATGACCAAAAACTTAATGCCTCTACTTTCCCTTATGAGAAAATCTCTTGGGAAGCTATTGCTAATATGCCTAAAGCACAGCGTCGTGGTGGTGGTATTCCTAAAGAAACCTGGGAAGATTTTGTCACTGACTATGTTGCAGTCATGCCAGCAGTTACAGGTAAGAGTGTTGAACAAGTCACTAACGCCGCGAAGATTATGCAGAATCGCCTATCCGCAGTTAAAACTAACGTCCCTGTATTGGAACTGTTAGTTGAACAGCTTGCTATCTATGCTGAACACTCCAAAAATGCTGAGGAATATAAAGAAGTCATAGAGTTCTTACTTAATAAGGCTGATGCTTTCCTCAACACCTCCCCAGAAGAACTGTTAGCTAATTTGTAAGTTTCCTCACTTACATACAATCTAATAGACCCGCCAGCTACATACATTTTATCACACTATATTCCCCAATAGTTATAGCATAGAATGTATGTAGCAGTTTTATAAATGTAGAGTCACTATTACATATAATCATTCGCGAGTTGAAAAGGATATTTGGCGACTATAGAAAATGATAGTAATAGTGGAGACTAGTATCTAGCTCCTACTCTACATTTATAAAACTCACAGGGTAAATAATTTGAAACCAAATCTTATGAGACAATATCAAGCTATCTGGGAAAGAATAAAAAAGCATGGGAAAGCTACCCTTATAGCTCCAGTAGATTCTCATAGAAGAATTATTAAAGCTGTGCAGAAAGAAAAGTATATGGATATGGGCTTTAAACTCTTACAATCTGAGAAGGGTGTTAAGATGAGACTAGTCACATATGATGATTCAGAGTCAGGAGTTATTACTTTCTCTGTGTATGATAGCAGAGGTAGGAAAGGAATTAAGGTAAGTGACTTATGATGCAATTCTATTGTGATGGTGGATATGAAGTAGGAGATATTATCTATGCTTCTATACATGGTACATCTTATAATAGTATCCTAGCTCCTACTACTTCTGGATCAAAATATAATAATTGGGTTAGACTGAAAGTTACAGCTGTATATGATAGCTTAGTGACAGTAGATTACTGCTCTGATCCAATTGTATCTAAGCCCTCTAAGAAAGGTAAACCACAACCTGCTTATGCAACTCAATTCCACCAGAGAAAAGGAGGTGATCCAAGTGCAAAGTCACAAAGATTAAAACTACCTTATGCTCTAATTAGCAATCTGCCAAGAGAGCGACCAGCTCTTAAACCTGGGAACTATGGTTAGCTGAGAGTGGCTGTCACTCCGACAAAGACTAGTAATAGAAAACTAGATAATGTATCAGGGAGTAACTACCACTTACACTACTATTAATGTGTTGCCGCTCTAGCTCAGCAAGGTAGTTACTCCCACCCACACCATACTACACCATACTAAGAGACTTAACATGACAGATACAATTCAATCTCAGACTCCTGACCAGACATTCATAGTAAAAGAGAAGCTAGCAATGCTAGAAGAAGCTCTTAATCAGAATCTACCTGGTATATCCACAGCTCTTAGAGATATACATTCTGTACTTAAGAAAGATCCTGATGTAGTTACTATCCTTACTGAAGAGGAAGTAGCAATATTAGTAAAGGGATTAAAAAAACAGACTAACACAGAGATAGCAGTAAGCGCAATAAAGACTGGAGCTAAGAAGTCTCTTAAAAAACTCACAGTAAGTGACCTGTGATCTGTGACCTATAGGATACCACACAATGGCTGATAACTCTGATAGACACTGGAATGGAATTAAATTCATAGCTGATCCACAGTTTATATATAAAACATATGTAGAAGAACTAGATTCTAATATAGTAATAGCATTATCAGCAATTAATTATAAAGAGAAGAAAGTAGTTATATCTGTGGTATTCTCTCATAAAGAAAGAGATCTTATATTAGATTCAATGGTAGCTGAAATAGATATAAATAAGGTATCAGAAGATTCTATAGAAGCTGAGACTATAAACTTCAGAGTAGATGACATAGTAGATATATGTGTTTGTGGTTATAAATTAGTACAAGAAAGTAAAGCTAAGAGCGTAGATCCTAAATATGTCAACTAGCACTAGTATGAATAAAATCTTTATACCTAAATATACAACTACTCCTCTCTGGGTGTTTTTATATCTCTGTGAAAGATCTAATGGAGAGTATTATACATCACACCTAGAAGGAGCTAGAGCTTTATGGAAGTATTTGTCTCCTATAGAGTTACCACTATTTACTGATAAGCTCTCTCCACCAGCTCTTCTTCGTAATTATGAAATACAAGAAATGGCTAGATTAATAGAATCTTCTCATAGTATACCAGCACATATAGCAGAAGATATTATTACTGTAACCATTATACAAGAAGTATGGCCAAGATTATTATGAGGAGTTAATTATGACAGACAATGCGCTAGAATATAACCCAGTAGAACCAATGTCAGATGAAAAAAAATTAGAAGTAACTTTACATAATCTCTCTAATGCAGAATCAAAAATTAAGGATCTTAAAAGAAGAGTAAAAGAATTAACTAAAGTAGTTACTGATAGACTTTTCATAGAGAATGTAATTTATTATGATATATTTGAATGTAAAAATAAAAAACTAGTAATAAAAGATTCTGTATACATAAATGATAGAGGATTGAGAATATTAGTAGAGCTGCCAGAGTCAGTACAGAAAAGAGTAAAAGATAATGAGCAGTAATAGCACTACTGATCCTTTTGATACTCTTGATGATTTATTAGACTTTGATTTAGGAAACGTAGAGATAGGAATGGAAGAATCTAAAGGAGAAGTAATCCCACTTTCTCCAGGTGAAATAGATCCTAGATTAAAACTTATATCTCATTCTTCTCGCTGCACCTTACATGCATGCCCTAGAAAGTTCCAGCTCTACCGCCTTAATTCTAAGCAATTAGAAGCTAAAGGAGATAGAGCTACAGAAGATACAATTACTTTTGCCTATGGCCACACTGTAGGATTAGGAATACAATCAGTCCTAGAAGGTAAAACTGAGAATAGAGTATACTTAGATATGCTTCTAGAATGGGATACAGACTTGCTAGCAGTGAATCCTAGACAGAAGAAGTCATTCTGGGAAGCATGTTTTGCTATTCAGAGATTTGTGAATATACTATCTACTGGATTCTTAGATGACTGGGAGTTAGTAGAGTATCAAGATAAACCTGCAATAGAACTCTCATTCCAAATCTTAATGCCAGGAGGTTTTATATACAGAGGGTTTGTAGATGCAGTATTAAGAAATACTCTTACTGGTGAGATTATGGTATTAGAAAATAAAACTACCAGCTATGAACCTAACTCTGCTAACTATAAAAACTCAGGACAAGCATTAGGGTACTCTATAGTATTAGATATTTTATTCCCAAAACTTTCTTCATACACTGTACTTTATCTAGCTTACCATACTAAGGGGCGAGAATTTACTACATTTGAGTTTCAGAAATCTCTACTTCAGAAAGCTCTATGGTTACAAGAGTTATATCTTGATTGTAAACAGATAGAAATGTATGAAGAATTTGAAATCTACCCAATGCATGGAGAGAATTGTTTTAACTTCTTCAAAGAGTGTGAGTACTTAGGATTATGCACTCTCACCACTGAGAATATTACTAAACCTTATACTACTGTTGATAAGGAAAGATTAGAATCTGATAGTGATAGGTATCAATTCACTGTAGACTTCTATGATCTTATACAAGCACAGTTAGAGAAAGGAACAGAAGGAGTAGAATGATATGAGTGATTATCATAGTGATATTAGTACTCTTGCTAATACTGTTATATTAGAGGCAAATGGAATAGCTAAGAAAGCAGCAACAGAATTAAATACTCATTTGCATAAAAGAATATGTGGCCTAGAATCACAGCTTCATACACAGAGATTAGAGCTTACATCTGAGATTAATACTCTTAAATCAAGAGAAGCAGATTATAATAGAAGAATTGAAAATCTTATGGAAGAAAACCAAGAACTAAGAAAACTTCTATATAACAAACCAGAGTAAAATAGGAGACATCTAATGACACAAAGATTTCATATCTTAGATTTTGATTCTAGCGTGATAAGAGATACTCTTCATGATAAAAACTATCGTCTGACAGATTCACAAGATGCTAGTGATCTCTGTCATACTCTATCTCTGTCATACTCTTAATGAGCTTGATACTCAAGTGGAAGTATTAGCAGAGACATTGAAAGAATATACAGATGATTTTTCATTGGATATATAATTATGACACCATTACACAGAGCAATTATAAAGCAGTACAATGGCTATGAATCAATTCCTTGGATTAACTTTGGATACTTACAGACCTCTAAAGAATATAATCCAGCAGTATTAGATACCCTTATATGGTTTATGTATGGGAAACCAGGAGTAAAATATGGCAAAACTATCAAGTAAGAAAACATCCACTACTCATAGAGTAATAGTATTTGGAGCACCTAAAACTGGTAAAACTCTACTAGCAGGAAAACTTGCAGAATATTATAATCTCAAATGGGTAGATATGGAGAATGGTCATGAGACTTTATTCCAATTACCAGAAGAATGGCAAGAGAGAATAGAACTAATAGCTTTACCAGATACTAGATCCTATCCTATTGCAATAGAGACTTGCCTTAAGATGGTTAAGGGTAAAGTAGATATCTGTGAGACTCATGGGAAAGTAGGTTGTTTAGTTTGTAGGAAACAACAGAAAGATAGTGGATCAGAAACAGATGATGGATATTTCATCCATTTTGATCCTAATACTCTTACTTCCAATGATGTAGTAGTATATGATTCTCTTACTCAGCTTACTAATAGTGCAATAGCACATATGACTAAGAATGAGTCTGATGATTATAAACTATCATGGGATGATTGGGGTAATCTAGGAAAGCTTATAGATATCTTTCTCTCCCATATACAACAAGCAGGATATAATGTAGTTGTAATCTCTCATGAGACAGAAGCAGAAACAGAAGGTAAGAAGAAAACTCTTGTACCTGTAGGTGGTACTAGAAACTTCTCTCGCAATGTAGCTAAGTATTTTGATCATGTAATCTATGCAGAGAGAAAGAATAAGAAGCATGTATTCGCATCATCCACAGACTACTCTACCACTATTCTTGCAGGATCTAGAAGTAATATAGGAATAGAAGGATATGATGAACCTTCTCTCTTACAGATTTTTAAACCAGAGTTATATACAGGCATAAAACCAACAAAGGAGGTGACTACTAGTAATCAGAAAGCGAATAATGTATTAAGTAAGTTAAGTAAACTTAAGTAAGTAGATAAGTATATACACTATATACATGTAATCTATTTATCTATACAATCTATCTATCCATAAAGGAAAATATATTATGACAGAAGCAACTGAAATTGATATCGACGACTTGTTAGATGCAACTCTTGATGACTTGGAAGATCTACCTGAGTTTGCACCTTATCCACCAGGAGTTCACAGAGTATTAGTTTCTCTAGAACTAAAAGAAGTTAATGATCAGAATGCAGTAGAGCTGAAAATGAAAGCTGTAGAAACAGTGGAACTTTCAGACACTAAGTTTGAACCATTAGCTGCTGGTGCTGAAACTTCTGTACTATTCTTGCTTAATAATGAATTTGGTAGAGGTAATATGAAACTTTGCCTGAAACCTATTGGTGAAGCTCTAGGACTTACTAAAACCAGAGACATAATTGAGCAGACGAAAGAAGTTGAATGCTTAGTTCTTACTTCTCTACGGAAAGATAAAAATGATAAGGAAAAGTTCTATACTAATATTAAAGAACTTAAAGTATCATAAGCAGTAGGTATCATAAGATTAGATCTACCTTAGTACCTTCGTAGTACATACCCTAGATGTAAGTTATCCTCCCAATAGCTTGTATCTAGGGTCTTTTTATTTATAGCTTCCTACTACCACTAGTTTTCTACCGGAGACATAGAAACCAATGGCCACAATCTCTCAGCTTTCGAAACATATAAAGAAACTACAAGAAACAGAAGGGAAGAAACCTATAGCTAGACAGACAAAAGAGGTAATTTTATTCTGGGGCGATCCAGCAGATAAACCATACCTAGCACATCTGAAATCTTGCGTAGGCGCACACACAGTATTCTTAAGACTAGAAACAGTCACAACTGTCACTCAAGTAAAGATGTATTGCTCAAGTAAAGGTATTACTAAGATAGTTTCTTCTTCTATCTCTCTCCTCAATAAACTTCTCGCATGGGACAAAAGAAAAGCTCCCTCACTTTCTAATTATGCAGGCTCTTATTTTACAATTCCTACTCTTGAAGATAATGGAAAGATAGAGATTGTATTTATTCAACCATTGAAGCAATTAGTGACTGTTACTTATGGTAAGTTTATGGCTAAACGAATTATAAGTAAGCTCATTAAACCTGATAGCTGGTTTATTCCTTCTAAGTTTGAGCTTACAATATTAGAATCTCCACCAGAAATGGAAGAAGCTTTTCATTGGTTATCAGCAGCATTTCTAATAGCAGTAGATATAGAGACTTTTAAAGAAGATGCAGTAATAAGATGTATCGCATACACTGGATTCTTCTATGCAGAATCAGGAAATTTAAGGTCATTCAGTGCTGTACTCCCAATGGATAGTGAATACAATCTAGCAATCATGCGTAAATGGAACTGGGAACTAAAAGCTCCAAAGGTACTCCAGAATGGTAAGTATGATTGCTCTTATCTAGCTCGCTACTCTGCACCATTGTATAACTATCTCTATGACACAGCTAATATGTTCCATTCTTGGTATTCAGAACTACCAAAAGATTTAGGATTCTTAAACTCATTCTTTATACGAGAAGCTATGTATTGGAAAGATCTATCAGAAACTACGGATCTATATGAGTATTATAAATACAATGCTCTTGATACTTGGGGTACTGGTAATGCACTGTTAGCAATGTTATTAGAGCTTCCTGACTGGGCAATACAGAACTATCTTCTGGAGTTTCCAAAAGTATTCCCTTGTCATATGGCAGAGATGAGAGGAATAGAAAGAGATATGGATGCACTAGGGGCCGCGAGAAAGAAAGCAGAAACTATTGTAGCAGAGAAAAATGCTAAGCTAGATAAGATGCTAGGAGTTACAGGATTTAATGTAAAGTCTCCACCACAAATGAAAGCACTATTGAAAATACTTGGTTGTGGTGATCTTAAATCTGCTGATGAAAAGAATCTTAAGAAAGCAATGTTCCGTCATCCTCTTAATACTCTCATTCTCGAATTAGTATTAGATGTAAGAGAAGCTAGAACTAGGGTAGAAAAATACCTACAAACTGGAGAGAAAGCTAAAGAGTTTCATAGACAAGATGGTACTGGTAATAGAATACTTTTCTCTCTTAATCCTCATGGTACAGATAGTAGTAGACTTGCATCTAAAGAACATCACTTCTGGTGTGGATTACAGATACAGAATATACCAAGAGGGCCAGAAGTTAAATGTACACTTCGTGCAGACTCTGGATTTTATATTGCA